AATACCCAAATAAGAAAAGCGATCACGGGGTATGAGGCAAGAAATGCTTTACTAGAGTACCCTATGCGAAAGCAAGAGTACACGGTAGAGTTTATGAGTAGTCAAGAACGAAACTATGCTATGCACTCGCTGTACGGCAAGTCAGCTAAGTTATGGGGTATACCGCTATGGGGTTTTGGATCTCCTTTGACTGCTCAGGCTAGTTCAGGACAACCAACACTCCAAGTAGATACTACTCTATCTTTTTTCGAGGACGGGCAAATAGTATGTTTGTATGACGACCTTGACTCCTATGAGCTAGAAGAGATTGTAAGTAGTACTGTCAGTAGTATTACTTTAAGTGGTAATCTGGCTAGTACATGGCCGACAGGTACGGTAGTATATCCTATACTCCAAGGGTATATAGAGCCTAATGATCAGGTATCACAGACCACTAGTATCTATGGAGGATTGGAGATAAAGCAGAGAGAAGTATACGACGAGGATATAACTAGGTTACTAGGTAGTCATAGTTTTGGGGACCACCACGGTATGTCTGTTTTTAATCTAGAGCCTAATTGGGCTAGTCCAATAAGGTTGAATCTATTCCAGAATATTCGTAAGATCAAAGGTATAGTTCTAGAGTATCTCAAGACTTATCAAAGTGAAAGTGATATGTCATTTGAGTATAGTCACCTATTATGTAGTAAAGCAGAGACACGAGATATAGTATCCTTCTTTATTGCTATGCGAGGTAGGTGGCACCAATTTTGGATTCCTACTTGGATGAAAGATATAGTAGTAACTAGCGAGATTGGCTCTAGTGATACTACTATTGACATCGAGGACATTGACTATGTGAACACATGGGCAACAAATGATATGGTAGGTAAGAAGTTATATTTTTTACTTCCTGGTGGGACGGAAGAGATAAGAAATGTGACAGGCTGGCCGAGTAGTACCTCGTTGACTATGGACTCTTCTTTAGGAGTAGACGTAAACGAATTGGAGTTGCCCTCGCTAGTATCTTCTTTTTTGATTCCTTCCCGGTTCAACACAGACGAGTTAGAAGTACTTCATAAAAGTGCCAATGTGTCAGAGGTATCTTTTACTACTATTTCTTTACCCGACGACTCCATGACTACGACTACAACTACGGTATAATAAAATGACTCTAGATGTATCGGTACAGACAGAGAGTATGGCTTTAAGCAGACTTCGTAAGCCAGCGGAGATCTATCGGTTTTGGAATACGAACAATGTCTACTATTTGACTAGTGGCGATACTAGTATAACATATAATGGTAATGTATACAACCCTGCAACGCTTAAGAGAGGAGGGACACGACAATCACTAGACTTGACTGTAAGCAGAGTAACGGTCAATGTTGACTACGCCCAGCCGGTAGTAAGTGAATTTTTAGGACAGTCTCCATTAGAGTTGACTTTCGTAGAGATTAAACGAGTATTTCGTAATCAGCCGACTCCGGAAGGGCTATCTGTTTTTATAGGAGTAATAGGAGGAGTCAAGTTTAAAGGGATGGACTGTAGAGTGGATTGTGTAGGAATAGAACGACTACTCAGACAGAAAGTCCCGAGACTTAGATATCAAGCGAACTGTCAGCTAAGTCTATATGGCACTATGTGTGGAGTAACCGCAGCGACATATGGAGTCACGGGTGTTGTAGACAGTATAGAAGCAGATGGTCTAAGCTTTGACATAAGCGAGGCTAGTGGTTATGCTAAGGATTACTTCAACTTAGGCTATGCGGAGAAGTCAGGAAGTCCAGCAAAAATGATAGTGGATCATTCAGGAAGTACTATCCACTTGAGACAAGTAATGGTAGGACTAGCGCAAAGCGATACCGTGACGATATATCCAGGATGCGATAAACTCATGGATACATGCTTATCGAAGTTTAATAACTTAGGTAATGACTTACTTGATCGTTACTTAGGATATCCATATATCCCGTCGAGTAATCCTTCAACGTGGAAAGGATAAGATGGTAGAAGAGTACTTTTCAGATAAGGATATTCTTAAAAGACTTCACATAGAGCTAGAGTCATGGATGCGTACACCTTATAGGCATTGGGCAGGAGTTAAGAAAAGAGGAGTAGATTGTATACACCTAGTCATAAGATCTTTAGAGGCGGTAGGGGCATTTCAAGGCACGGTAGTAGTCATTCCTAAGTATCCGCACGATTGGCACTTGCATCGAGGAGAACCACTACTTAAGCATGGGCTAGAGAGATTACTTCCGCATGTTCCTATATTGAATAAGGACGAAGTAAAAGACGGAGATGTGGTTTTATTTAAGTACGGTAGACAAGCTGCCCACAGTGGGATATACTACAACGAGGAAGTGTATCAGTCAATGGTGGGCATGGGTGTACATACTAGGCAGTATCGTGATAATGATTACTATGATCGCATACGATTTATTTATAGGACAGTGAAGATATGAGTCTCTTTACTCCAGCCGCACCAAAAATGGATGCTCCGGCAGTACAAGCGTTTTCTATTCCTTCGTGTTCCGAGGGAGTAGTAATAGGTGATCTTTTGGGGTTCGCTAAGCTACCTGGAAATATCTTTTGGTATGGTAACAATAGAGTAGAGAAAGTTAAGGAGAAGCAAGAAGAGGGAGGCAAGGGAGGCGGCGGATCATCAAAAGTAGTCACGGGATATAAGTATTATCTTAGTTGGGCAGTAGGGCTAGTCATAGGTGAAGTTGACGAGCTTATCACAGTATGGTCGGGTGAAGATGTTTTGTGGGAGGGAACACTATTAAAGCCAGTGTCCGGAGGAGTAGCTTCTATAACACTAGTCAACCTTGGGACGATGTATTTCTACTTCGGGACTACGGACCAGCCTCGTAATGCTGTAATGGATGCATCTTTAACGGCGTCGGGTAATACTCCTTCAAGGAATTTGTGCTATGCTTTTTTTAACGATTGTCTACTAGGGGCGAGTAATCGAGTACCTCAAATAGAACTTGTGATACGGAAGTCACCTGTGTATGCATGGTCAGACAGGGAGAGGATAGGAGACTACGAGTATAATCCTGCTCATGCAATTTACCATATCATTAAAGAACATACAGAGCTTCCGGTAGCATTGATTGACGAAACTAATTTTGCAGAAGTCGCAGAGACTTTGTATTCTGAGTATAGAGGTATCAAGTGTAGTATGACTGAAGAGAAGCTAGCTACACAGTGGATCGAGGATATACTACACCATATTGATGCTACGTTTTTTTATGCTGACAACTCCAAATTTAAGATTAAGTTATTTCGGGGAGGCGAGACTGTAGGTACTCTCCCAAGTTTTGCTGAAGTAGATTTTGTAGACGAGCCAGCACTGAACGAGGACAGTTACGCTGAAGGAATCAATGAAGTAAAGGTTGAGTTCGATGCGCAAGTAGGGGAGAGTCCCGACTTTAATATTTATGTTCTTAGAGGGACTTTTGACGAGAACGCTATAGACACTGGTAGTGCGAGCAATGTATACGTGCAGATTCATTTATCGGAGTCCGCAGGTAGGAATAGTGATGATGTATCGGCTATATTTGATGTAATAGGAGACGACTACTCTAAAATAGAAGTCTACGATCATGACTACAATAGATTATATGTGGAAGTGACGAAGTGGGACTCGGCTAATAAAGATGCCTGGTTTTATATCTTAGCTCCTGAGGTAAGCAAAACTCAAGATAAGAATTTTTATATTCATTATGGCGAAACACTAGCTCCTGACTATACTTACATAGGCGGAGTAGGAAGCTCGGCAGGGAAGACTCTTTGGACGGGTTATAATGGAGTATGGCATTTAGGCGAGATACCTGACGGAGTAGGATCAATCCTAGATTCTACACCAAATGAAAATCACGGTACTCCCGTAGGCACTCCTACTAGAGTAGATGGTATTGGTGGCTATTCTTTGACGTTCAACGGGACTACTGATTTTATTAACTGTGGGAGTGATCCTTCAATCGGCCTGGCCGGTGATGCTTATCAGTATGAGATAATTTATCATAGAGACAAGTTGCCGCGTGATTGGGGAGCTGTAGTATCTCGCTACGACAATGGAGAAAATTACGGTTTTTGGGCGGGGAAGGGCAATTTTTATAGTACTACTAATAGCGGATACATGAGGCATAAGAGTACGGGTGGAGACGCATCATTTTTTTGTGAGTCTTGGGCTGACGATGGAGATCCTTATGTCCAGTTTGGAGAACTTCTTAATGGGCATATAGGAACACTTATATGCCGACGACCTGGAATAATAACTAGTGCAGGGTCGGGAACAGGATTAACGGCTATAGGATCTTATGTTCAAGATTTGATAATTGGAGCATACGATCACGCGACGAGAAATTACTTCAATAGTCGCATTTATGAAGTTAGAATTAAAGATGGTCCTACTACTCAAACGCAAGGACACGTTCTAGCTACATGGCACTCGGCATCTGATTCTCTAGTTTACTGGACAGACTTAGGAGTATTGTAGAGTTATGAGTCTCTATGCACCGGCTCCGCCAAAGATGGACGCTCCTCAAGTAGAAGCGTTCTCTATCCCTTCATGCTCGGAAGGGGTAGTAATGGGAGACTTACTTGGAGTTGATCGACTAGCTGGAAATATTTTCTGGTATGGCAATAATAGGATAGAGGAGGTCGAGGAGAAGGTACACGATGGAAAAGGTGGAGACGATTCAACGAAAGTAACTACGGGGTATGAGTACTATCTCAGTTGGGCAGTAGGACTAGTTATAGGTGAAGTTGATGAACTACTTACTGTATG